TGATTTTAAATTTTAAAGAAGAATTTGTCCCTCTGATTTTGATAGGTTCCAAAATTCATACATTCAGAGCCGATGAAAAAGACCAATGGAAGGCCGGAAACAAAATTCACTTCGCGACCGGCAGAAGGACTCCTGAATATAATTGCTTTAAAGAAGGCAAGTGTTTTGCCGTTGAAAAGATTTTAATTGACCCATACGACAGAACAATTTTAATCGAAGACCAGGCGCTTTGTGAAACCTCTATATTTTTTCTTGCTCAGAATGACGGGTTTAAAACAACAAGGGAGTTGTTTGAATTCTTTTACAAGCCTTTCACTGGAAAAATAATTCACTGGAAAGAAAACACTTACACGCAAACGCATGAAAGCTGCCCGAGTTGCGGCGCTCGTAAAAATAAAAAACATTATACATGTGAAAATACGTCTTGCTGGTATGACGAAAAGGAGGTATAATTGAAAAAGGAAAACAAAAGTAAATATCCAAAAAACTGGAAGCAAGTGAGCGAATATATTAGATTTCAAAGAGCGCAAAATAAATGCGAATGGTGCGGAGCAAAAAATTATGAGCCTCACCCGGTCACTGGGAGTAAGGTTATTTTAACAGTCGCTCACGTATTCGACAAGAATCCGGAAAATTGTTCACTCTTAAACTTAGCCGCTTTATGCCAACGTTGTCACCTAAACCACGACAGGAAAGAACACCTGGAAAAGCAAAAGATAAACAGATGGAAAAGAAAATTTGAGGAAAAACAAAAACGATTTAAGGAGTTTCAATAATGAGCGATGAAATTAAAAAAGCCCTTGAGCGCTTAGAAAAGATTTACAAAAAAGCAGAAGAGAAAGACGATTTTAAAACAATGCTGCAGGCCCAAAAAGAAATAAGTAAAATTGAGGGCCACTATGCCGACGACGATTCGCCAGAGGAGAGGGAACTAAACCAGGAGAGCTTAATAAAGTTATCAGAGGAAAACGACGCGATTGCGTCTCACTTGTTGCCATTAAAACTTATAGACGAAAGCTATCCATTGCGGGAGCACGCCAGAGTCGCAGCCGAAAGAGTTAGGGAGGGAATGAGCTTTGAAGAAGAATGAAAAAAAGGCAGCTAATTATTTGAGAGATAGAGAGACAAGGCTTAGTCAAAAAAAACTTCTCTCTGAGTATGGGCGCGATATAGGGGAGCTCCCGCCCGTAAAAAATAGTCTACGAAAAGCAAAGGCTATAAAAAGTTTTAAGTATTTCTGCGAAGAGTATTTAGAAAAAGTATTTTATAACCCCTGGTCGAGCGACCATTTAAAAGCTATTAAGAAAATTCAAAAGGCCGTCGTCAGGGGTGAACTTTTTGCACTCGCTATGCCGCGCGGTCAAGGCAAGACTGCTCTGTGCCACGCTGCTTTAATTTGGGCAGCGCTGACCGGACTTCACGAATATATTTTCGCTATCGGTGCGACAAAAGAAAAAGCAAAACAAATTATTGAGAACCTAAAAACAGAATTAAGCACTAACGAATTATTGCTTGAGGACTTTCCCGAAGTTATTTATCCAATTACAAAATTGGAAAACCAGGCAAGGCGTTGCGAGGGCCAACTCTATCAAGGCAAGCAAACTCATATTGTTTGGCAAGCTGACAAAATAGTTTTCCCATTAATTCCAGGAAGTAAGTCGAGTTGTTGTTGTATTGAAACGGCTGGAATAACTGGAAACATTAGAGGGCCGCTATTCAAAAGACCGGACGGCCGAATGGTGCGCCCGTCTTTAGTTCTTCCCGACGATCCGCAAACAGACGCAAGCGCGAAGAGCCCCGACCAATGCCGAAAAAGATTGGGCTTGGTAAACGGCGCAATTTTAGGAATGGCCGGGCCTGATAAAAAAATAGCAGGGCTTATGCCTTTGACTGTAATTGAGCAAGACGATATGGCCGACCAGGTGCTTAACACGAAGAAACATCCAGAATGGCAAGGCGAGCGTTGTAAATTGGTTTATAAGTTCCCTAGCAATTTAAAAATGTGGGATAAATACAGAGAAATTTTAAATGACAGCTTTCGCCAGGGCCTCGGGAAAGAATTAGCAACCGAATTTTATAAGAAAAATAGACAAGAAATGGACAGAGGCTCGAAGGTAGCCTGGGAGCATAGGTTTGTCGAAGACGAAATAAGCGCAATTCAATATGCAATGAATTTAAAATTTAGAGACGAAGCCGTTTTTTTTGCTGAATATCAAAACGAGCCCATGAATGAAAACGAATCAGACCCCGAAAAATTAACGCCCGACGACATAATGCTTAGGCTCAATGGATTAAAACGCGGGATTGTGCCGCATGGAACAATTACAACCGTTTCTTTTTTCGACCCCGGCGCGGATAAAATTCACTATACCGTAATGACTTTCAAAGAAGGCTTTACTGGCGCGGTAATTGATTATGGAATACACCCAAAGGGTTTGAAATCTTTAAGGGACGGAGGGCTAAGTATTGAGGCGGGAATAAAAAAAGGCTTAGAATTTTTAGACCAGACCGTTGTTCGGAAAGATTATTATGGGGAACAAGGCGACACTTACAGAATAGAACTTTGTTTAATTGACGAAGGCTATATGCCCGAAGCCGTGCAAGACTTTTGCAGGGGCAAAAGCGCAATTTATATGCCTTCTATTGGCCTCGGTATTGGCCCCGACCAGGTTCCTATTCCAGAGCGAAAGAAAAAGGTTGGCGAAACACTGGGCTGGAACTGGATGCGCCGCAAAATTCCGGGCCTCTGGCGCATATTATTTGACGCCTCACGTTGGAAGACCTTTGGACACAGACGCTTTTTAATAGCGAAGGGGGAAACAAGCTCGATAACTTTATGGGGGGAAGTTTCCTCTTTTCATTTTGAATGGGCCGTCCAGGTCGCAAGCTCTGAACGCAAGCAGCCAAAGCAGGGGCGCTCAGGACGCACGGTCGATATGTGGTATCATAACCCCAACGTGCCAAACCATTTTTTTGATAACTTAACAGGCTGCCTTGTTGCCGCAAGCGTTGTTGGTATTAAAGCAATTAATCAAAACGTAAAAGTAAAAAAGAAAAGAAAAAAAGTGAACTGGGCTCAAAAACAAAGAGAGGCTAGGGAGCGATATGATCGAGGTAATTAACGGTGATTGTTTAAAAGAAATGGCAAAGCTAAAAGAAAATAGCGTCGACTCCATTGTTACAGACCCTCCTTACGGAATTAATTTTATGGGCAAGAAATGGGACTCCGACGTGCCAGGCGTTGAGATATGGAAACAAGCCTTTAGGGTTTTAAAACCTGGCGGCTGGCTATTGGCCTTCTCTGGAACACGGACACACCATAGACTTACTGTAAACATCGAAGACGCAGGCTTTGAGATTAGAGACATGATTGGCTGGATTTATGGAAGCGGTTTTCCAAAGTCTTTAGATATAAGCAAGGCTATTGATAAAAACCTGGGAGTAGATAGAGAGATATTGGGAAAAATGAAAGGAGCCGCTTCTAAAAATACAAATAGTTTAGGAGAATTTAACTCCACTTATGATGAAACCGAACCAAAAACAGAAGAAGCAAAGGAATGGGCGGGCTGGGGAACGGCACTAAAGCCAGCCTTTGAGCCGATAACAGTTGCAAGGAAACCTTTGTCAGAAAAAACAGTGGCGCAAAATGTTTTGAAACATGGAACCGGGGGGATAAATATAGAAGGGTGTAGGATAAAAACGCAAGAGTTAAAAAATAAGATATATAAAAATAAGGGCGACAATCTCTCATTTGGTGGGACATACGGGAAAGGTGACGTGAAAGGAAACGCTACAGGTCGTTGGCCTGCTAATTTAATTCACGATGGAAGTGAGGAAGTTCAAGAATTTTTTAATAAGGCTCCAGTAGTTCAACCTTGCGGAAGTATAAAAAAAAGCACACACACAAAAGGTATGTTTGGCGCTGGCACTCCCTCGACTTTTTATGGATACGATGGGGACTCGCCAGCCAGGTTTTTTTATTGTGCAAAAGCCAGTAAATCAGACAGGGACGCCGGGCTTTATAGACTAAAATATAAACAGAAAAAGACAAGAAATACTTATGGGGAGCAATCTGAATATAATTGTTCAGATGGTTCAAAAAGAATAGGTAATAAAGGAACAAGTCTTGCAAAGAATTTTCACCCAACAGTAAAGCCAACCGAATTAATGCGCTGGCTCGTAAGGCTGGTAACTCCTAAAGGTGGAACTTGCCTCGACCCATTCATGGGAAGCGGAAGCACTGGACGCGGCGCAAAGTTGGAAGGTTTTGATTTTATTGGAATTGAAATTGACGAAGAAATTTTTGAATTAGCTGAAAAAAGAATAAGCTCAATTTTAGCCGTTCAAAACGAAATCGACTGGGGGGAATAAATGCCAGAGGGGGAAGACGAAAAAAAAGAAGACCATCGGTTACGCTGTAAAAATTGCGGCGGCCAATACTTCAGAACTATTTGGGTGAGGCATAGAAAAAAAGGAAAAGTGCGCTCTCTTGAATGCCGGAATAAGCATTGCAAAAGAAGAACGATAACTTATGAAAAGGAGGTCGAAGAAAATGAGTGAGGAAAAATCACAATACAAAGAAATGAAAGTCGAAGTAATTAGACTAGACTATTCTTGGAAAATAGAATTAAACGGACAGCCTAAAGCGACCGTTTGGCTAGACCATAACAATGTTAAACCGGCTGACTTTGAAGTTATGAATAGCGTTCTCGAAAAACTCAATACGAAAAACAAAAAGGACTCGTGAATTTTTTATAAAAAAGTTACACCCGTGTAACATTTTACCCTTTTTTTAATTTTTTTCTTTTTTTTTAATCCACAAAAATATAAATTCTAATTACAAGGGCGTTGCTTCCCTTTTTTGCCATAGTCAAGAATTCAATCCCCTTGACACCGAAAAAAGACTTGTGAGTGCCGGCACAGTGCTCATAGGTCTTTTTTTTATGGACACATAACCCCTTTTTAGGGAAAGGAAAACATTATGAGCACAAAAGCACCGGCTGTCCCGTTTGAAAAAGACCCAAACTATTGCGAGAAAACAGGCAAATTCCATCGGTGGAAGTATAAAAATCATGGAAACACAGCATTTCCAACGGTTTGCGTCGATTGCAAGATGAAAGCCGAAGACTTGAACGGTGAAATAATTGCTCAACAAAAGAAAGCCGAAGAGGACTTTGCAAAAGCAGAGGCCGAAAGAAAGAAAAAAGAGGCCGAAGAAGCAAGAAAATCGGAGGCTGAACTCAATAAATAAAGGCTAAATATGAGCATAGACATTGACGGCAATGCGAAAAAGCCAAAAAAGGCAGCCGTAGACGGCGAAATGGCCGAACAGCACCCTTTGACGGAACAAATAGAGGCCGATAAATACCTTTTGAACAAAGAGGCAGCCTCTAAAAAAGGCATTGGAATAAGGCTTATTAAGCTAATACCACCGGGAACCGTTTAAAATATGGTAGCAAACGCCACAAAAACAGCTGATCTGGTGTGCCGCCAGTAGCTTGAGCCCATAGGTTTTTATTGTCCGGGGTTGTTTTCGAAGCGTCGTATCCGGCTTTAATCTGTTTAAATAGTCTATTTACG